ACGGAGAAGAGGCAATATACATAACTAACAATCTAGACTACATTTCCGAATTAGAAGACGGCAGTAGCAAGCAATCACCCGAAGGGATGGTAGCACTCACAATGTTAGAAATAGAGGCGGGTATTAAAAATGTCCTTCGCTAGTGAAAGATCGAGCATCGAAGCCAGGCTTAATTCCAACTGGTCAACCACCACCATTGATTGGGAAAATGTTGACTTTAATACCCCCAACAATGCTTCATGGGTCCGTCTTTCTATTTTGAATGGGGACTCTGACTATCGGGCCATGGACTCTAAAAAAGTCCATATAGGCATTATATCTGTTCAAGTATTTACTCCCATTAACACAGGAACTGCAACCGCAAGAGGTTATGCCGATACTCTAGCCGCTATTTTTGACGATAGGTCATTTGATGATGTGCGGTGCGGAGTGGCTTCTATTGCCAGTGTGGGGAATTCAGACATTTGGTATCAAATTAACATTACTATTCCTTATAGGAGGGATACATGAGCAAACTATTATACCCGCCTGCTGGTGGAGAGGCTGTTTTGGCCCATGACACACAAGTAGAGCAAATGAAAAACAAGGGTTGGTTAGAAACGAACCCCAATACTGGCAATTTAGCCAAACCAACCCCAAGCAAAAAGGTGAATAAAGATGGCGAATCATAAAGGTAGTGAAGGTTTAGTAAAAGTAGGTTCAGCTACAGTAGCAGAAGTTAAAGATTGGTCACTTGATCAAACTGCTGACACAGTAGAGGATACTGTAATGGGCGATGCGGCCCGTAGCCGCAAATCTACTTTGGTGTCTGCCTCTGGTTCGGTAAATGCGTTTTGGGACGAGACCGACACTAACGGGCAGGTAGCAATGGCTATTGGAACTGAAGTCGCATTAAAGCTGTACCCAGAAGGAGCTGCTTCCGGGGATACCTTTTATTCAGTGGGAGCCATTATTACTAGCATTTCCTTAAATGCTACTTTTGATGGGATGGTAGAAGCAAGCTTTAATTTTGAGTCTAATGGTGCTGTCTCTGTAGCGACAGTATAATGAGCATACTTGAAAATGCCAGGGCTCATTTTGAGTCCAAAGGCATCCGCCAAATCGAAATTTCTGAATGGGACACAACAATACATTGTACTCCCTTTACTATGAACGAAAAGCGCAAGCTTCTTAAAGTGGCCAAGAATGACGATTTGGAATTTTTAGTTAGAGCGTTGATCATGAAGGCCAAAGACGCACAGGGCGAACCATTGTTTGACCTGTCCGATAAAGTAGCCCTAATGAACAGCGTGGACCCGGATGTGATTACTCGTGTGGTTACAGAGATTACTTCCTCTGATTCCGTTGAGGACATGGAGGGAAACTAAAAGCCGACCCTGAGCTCATGGGGCTGTACGCCTTAGGTGATCGGCTTAGAATTCCCATACATACACTGGCAGAAATGCCAGTTGAAGAGTTCAACGGCTGGGTAGCCTACTATAGGATGAAAGAAAATGGCGCTGAATAGGCTAGCAGTATTAGGAATTGCGGTTGACCCCACAAAGGCAGTTGCAGGTTCTCGCAGAGCAACTAGGGCTATTGCCGGAGTTGGCAGGGCCGCTTCTAACGTCAAAAACCGGATTTTCAGTCTGCAAGGAGCTCTAGTGGCTCTTGGCGGGGGCTTGGTTGTAAAGAGCTTTCTTACAACCGCTTCCTCCATGGAAAATCTCAAAATTCAGCTCAAAACGGTCACAGGCTCAGCAAATGACGCAGACAAAGCCTTTGCCCGGCTTACGGATTTTACAACCCGTACTCCCTATGAGATAGACCAAGTAGTATCAGCGTTCACCAAGCTTAAAGCATTTGGCCTGGACCCAAGCGAAGAGGCTATGACGGCTTTCGGCAACACTGCTGCAGCCATGGGCAAAGACCTAAACCAGATGATTGAAGCGGTAGCAGACGCAGCTACCGGAGAATTTGAGCGACTTAAAGAATTTGGAATTAAATCCAAGCAGCAGGGCGACCAAGTGTCGTTCACATTCCAAGGCGTCACAACCACAGTAAAGAAAGAATCTAAGGCCATTCAAGGCTTTCTTATGGACATAGGCAACAACCAATTTGGTGGTGCTATGTCAGATCAAATGGACACCATGTCCGGGGCCCTATCTAATTTCCGAGGAAGCTTCACACTTTTTCAAGATGAATTGATGAATAATGGACCATTTGCTATTTTTAAGGGTCTAGTCAATTCCGCAAGTGAAATTTTGTTTGGCACCAAGGGGTCCCTGTCAAGCAACGCAGCGAAAGCAGGGAAGTCAATAACGTTATTCATTCAACAAGTCACTATAGGTTTTGCTAGATTTACTGATGACATGAAGAAATATATTGACGCCATTTGGGGCTCAGTTAGCAGTCTTTGGAGTGAGTTTTTAAAGTTACCTTCAGAAGTACAATCGATTGGTATTGTAGGTGTGATGCTGGGCGGGTTTAAATTAAAGGCGTTCACTGTGGGGGTGCTAGGCAGCATAAGCACCATTAAAAAGATGCTGGGCATGAGCAATATAGATGACGCGATGCTTGGAAGTTTAGAGAAAATAAATACTGAGATATTGCGCATAGAAACAAGCCAAGCCAGACTTATGGATGCCAACGCCTTTGGCGGAGATACGCTTAATAATTTAACTGCTCAGCTTCAAATACTTTATGATGCAAAACTTGCTTTAAGGGGCCTCTCAACCGCTGGAGAGCCCCTTAAGCCCATGAGTCAACTATCGGGTCAAATTCCGGTCAATCAAGATGCAGGTGACAATGAAAGAGCAGCCATAAATTTTTTTAATCTCATAACTTCGATGCAATCAGAGTTGGTGGTCGCTGAAGAAAAGGCTGCTGTAAAAAAGGTTCATATAGCCTCTGCTAGCATGGGCGAAATATCAGCTCTGCATAGAAACGCTCAACAAGAAATGTCTGACGCATCAGCCCATTTCGAAGAAAGAAATGCGGAACTTCATGCTGCTGCAATGGCTAGGAAATCTGAGGCCTTTAATGTATTTAAAGGTCATTTTAATGAGGGCTGGACTGAAATGGAAGAAAACGCCATGCCCGTATTGGAGAGGATGTCTGACAAATTACTTAGCATATTTGGGCCCGGTGGTTCGTTTTCACAAGGTATCGGTGACGCCACTGCCAACATGATAATTTTCGGAAAATCCGGTTCTGATTCAATGAAGATGTTGGGCCGAACTATCATGGGGCAGGTAGTTTCATCTTTAGTTGCAATGGGCGTCCAGACTGCTCTCAATTTTGCTAAAGAGCGTTTATTCGGGGCAGCGGGAACAGCGGCAGCAATTACGCAAGGGGGGCTAATCGCAGCAGCTTATGCCCCGGCCGCAGCAGCAGTATCATTAGCAACGCTTGGGGCCAACGCAGTATCGGCCAATGTTGGCATGGCCTCCTCATTTGCACTAGCCAAAGCTTTGTCTGTAACCGGGGCCCGTGAATTGGGGGGTCCAGTCCAAAGGTCCGGGACTTATCTTGTAGGAGAGCGTGGGCCGGAGTTGTTCACCCCAGGGCAGTCTGGTAGTATAACTTCCAATAGAGATATGAGCGCGGGTAATACGGCAAACGTAACTTTTAACATCAATGCCATAGATACATCAGACGCTACTAGACTTCTAGTATCCCAACGTGGTACAATAATAGGTGTGATAAATCAGGCTCTCAATGAGAGCGGAAGGGCGTCTATAGTATGACATACCCAGTAAGTCCTAAATTTTCGGCAGTTGGAATGAAGAGCAATGACCCAACTCTTTTCTCTGAGACTGTTAACGGCCGAATGCAGAGCCGCAAAATATCAGGCCAGAAATGGGAATTCAGCGCGTCATATGCCCCTCTAACAAGGACTGAATTCCAGCCTGTCAGTGCATATATAGACTCTTTGCGCGGGAGGCACACTGTTTTCACTGTCATCCCCACCGCCATAGGGTCAGCCAGTGGTTCGGTGAGCGGAACAGTTACTTGCAGTTCTACTGCTGCTGGGTCGGCTGTGGTTCCTAGCACCGGGCTTACAGGTACTTTAAAAGCTGGTGATTTCATAAAATTTAGTGGCCATTCTAAAGTATACA